TGTAACAACTTCCAAAAAACCACCCGATACGCCATCATCTACACCAACTCCCGGTGCTGGGACTAGTTCTGGAAAAATTTCAGGGTCTGTATATGGTTCTACAGAGATGAAGGCATTGCTTGATGTTCTAGCATATGCAGAGGGAACTAGTACAAACAGAAATGGTGCTACTGGTCCTGCAGGATATAGTACCTGGGCTGGATATCAAATGCATGGTCCATCAGATTTAACAGGACTTACCATTCAAGAAGTTCATGATCTACAAACCAGTTTTATAAATTCTGGTAAAGTTAATAAGACTGGATCAGCAGTTGTTGGCAAATATCAATTTAAAGATCTATTAGAACACTATGCACCACAAGCAGGATTAAGTGGTGGTGATCTCTTTAGTCCTGAAAATCAGGATAAGATGGCAATTGCTGAAATACAGAGGGTTGGAATTACTACAGATAAACTAAAGAATAGTGGTTTAACACAATCAACATTAGATACTCTTGCTCCCATTTGGGCATCGATGCCCTATAGTCCTAAAGATGGTGCTAGTTATTATGGTGGGCAACCATCAAAACCAGCTAGTGAACTTATAAACTTGTATAAGGAAAGAGCATCATTTATAATGAACAAGAAGAAGACTTCAACACCAAATCTTGAACCTTCAGATACGATTAGTGCTGGAACTGGTGGAGAAATGGTGAGAAGTGAAAAAGGAACTAAACTTGCAGGTGATTTAGGAAGATATATTTACAAGCATCTGACTCCAGCAGCAAAGGCTGCTGATGGAGTAGGAGACTTTAGTTACGCAAGTGAGCATCCAGATTTTGGTGGTTCATTCAAGAGAAGTTATCCATCTTGGCATAATGTTGATCGTGCTATTGACATTGGTGGATACTGGCCAAAAGATCAGAAAAAAATTATTGCAAAAATTATGGAGTTCAATAAGAAGTTTGGTGTTCAACCAGTAGAACTTCTTTATGGAAAACCAGGAACTCCAAAGGCAGGAACACATGCAGACCATGTTCACGTAGCATATGAAAAAGGTGGTGTGACATTAGGGAAACCTCATTTAGCATTAATGGGTGAGAAGGGTCACGAACTTGTGATTGATGCTGATAGTATGGGTCCTGCGAAAGATATGTTACTGGCAATCAACCAAGCATCTGGTAAACAAGGTGTCTTGAAGGCGATTGCAGACTATGCTCCGTATGAATCAATTGAAGGATCGACCGTTGTTATCAATAAACAAACTATCATGTCTCAGATGTCAGGAATGCAAGGATCTTCTCCAGTAATTGTACGCGGTGGTAGAAGAACAGAGAATTTCTCTGAGTTCCTTGAGAATCAAGGTTAAATAGTATGGGGGATAGATAACCATGGCACAAGAAGCATCAGGTTTTGTAGACAGAACTTCATTACCTACAGTAAACGAATTTAAGATTCAGATCTTTTCAAATGCAGGAGAAAAATCTGTAGATTTGACTGGTGGATTTATAGAACTTAGATATTATGAAAGTATTTTAAGTGATACTATGAGAGTGGAGTATGTTTTTACTGATACTGGAAATAGTATTGATAAAAAAAGTGTTGTTGATGGACTTCCTTTAGTTGGGACAGAGAAAGTTAGTGTATTAATATCCGACAATAATAAAGTAGTAATAAAATCAGATCTGCATGTAAATAAAGTGACTCCCATTTTAGATGATACTTCTAAAGAAGTTTTAAAAATCTCTTTGGTTTCAAAAGAGTTTTTGATGGACAAGAAAGTTAATTTGACCGAAAGATTTGATGGAAAGATATCAGATACAGTTGGAATAATATTGAGAGATCCAAATTTTTTAGGAACAGAAAAAAATATTGATCTAGAAACTACAATTAATAATTATAGTTTTATTGGAAATAATAAAAGACCTTTATATACTTTGAATTGGTTAGCTAAGAAATCTGTCTCTGAAGAAAATCAAACATTGGGAGAGACTTCGGGATATTTTTTATACGAAACATCAAAAGGATATCATTTTAAATCTGTAGATGGTCTGACTGGACAAGAGAAGAAAAAATCATACATTTATAATGATAGTCCATTTTTACCTAAGGGATATGATGGTAAAGCATTAACCTATGATAAAGATAATTTAATCGATGCTTCAGATAAATTTAAAATAGGAGCATATGATACTAGAATAGTTGTATTTGATCCCTTTACAACTTTTTACGAAGTAATTAATCGATCTCCTTCTGAAAATAATAAATTAGCAGGTAAAGAGTTGCCTAAGTTTAATGCAGAATTTGATACTGATAAACCATTTACAAGAACAACATATTATGTTCTTGATACGGGAACAATACCTGTAGGAACTACAGAGCAGCAACTTAAAAAGTCAAAGGAAGAAAACTTTGTATACAAAGACATTGTTAATCAATCAACAATGCGTTATAATCAGTTCTTCTCTGCTAAAGCTTCTATCACGATAGCAGGAGACTTTTCATTGCACGCTGGAGATGCTATATTTTTAGACGTGCCGAAATTAGAAGAACAGCAAACGGAAAATATAAACTCCACTGATGGTGGGCTATATATTATAACGGATTTGTGTCATCTTATTTCACCTAATGGAACTTATACTAAATTAAATCTAGTGAGAGATTCATTTGGTAGAAAAGGTAATCACATTAGTGATAGTGTAAACCTTCAAGGCGTTATTTAAAAAAGAACAGTTATGTCAGACAGAACAGTAGAACAACACATTGTTGATGATAAAAAGATTTTGGAGAATCCCACAACTTCTCCACAACAACGTCGTCATATCGAAGGAGAATTAGAAGAACTCAATGTGTATGTAGAAAATCATAAAAAAGATATTGAGCAGGGAGATCATCATGATCCAACTGCACTGGAACTCTATTGCGAGATGGAACCAGAAGCAGACGAATGTAGAGTGTACGAGGACTGATGGAAGGAGGATCTTTATTCAATCCTGGATTTTTAGGTGGTAGTTTCCTCTGGTGGGTGGGGCAAATTGCCGACGACTCTGTATGGAGGGATAATAATCTAACGGGAAAATATGAGAATAAAGATACTCCTGATGGTTGGGGAAGAAGATATAAAGTAAGAATCATTGGAATTCATGATCAAGGGGAGACAGAAATTCCCTCTGATCAACTTCCATGGGCACAGATAATGTACCCAGTGACTGGTGGTGGCGGTCAGGCATCTTCAGGACAAACTTCTAATCTCCGTCAGGGGATGATGGTGTTTGGATTCTTCCTTGATAGTCAAGATCAACAAATTCCTGTTATCATGGGTGTATTGGGAAACAATTCCCAAACTCCTTTAGCAACTAGCACTGGCAATAATCGGGTTACTAACGCTGTACCAGGAACTCTGGCAACAAGTGGTCATGCTACAGGACAGATTCCAAAGAGTGAAAAGACAAAAGATAAAGCACCTGACGTTGGTCTAACAACAAAGAAACCAAAGTCTAGATACTCCCAGAGAGATGAAGCAACTTTAGCAAAACTGAAGAGAGAACCTGAAGCAACTGGAAATAATCCCACAGTTGCTTTAAGGAACTCTCCAGTATCATATGGAGAGGATCTCTCACAATATATTGGTGCTGAGGCAGAGGCTAGAGAACAGGAGGCAATGAGAGCTGGTTTTGCAGCAATTGATGCCACGGTTGCGGAAAGGAGAAAAAGGAGACAGGAAGCATTACAGAATAAATTAAATCAGGAAAATTCTCCAGAGGCTCCTGCAGAACCAGGAGCAACACTTGAACAGGTCGATTCTCCTCATCAAATGTCTGCGGGTGATGTAAAACTTCAAGAGAGATTGGAACAAAAAATTCCAATGATGAAACCAGATCCTGATCAAAAAGTTCAGTCTGCCATGAAGAGTATGCAGACTGTTATTGAAACTCTGACACAAAAGATTGACAAATATTTGAGTACTATTAGAAGTTATATCGATCAGGTTTCTAGTGTAATCACTAATATCAGAAGTGCTATTAGTAGTGCTGCATTTGAAGCATCAAAATATATGAAAATCATGATGGATAAAGTCATGGAATATATGATGAAGATATTAAATGAAGCAATGGCTCCTATAATATCTGCATTACCATCCAGCATGAGATTTATGATGTTGGATCTAAAAGAAACTATTGTAGAGTTAATTCGTTGCCTCTACTGCAAAATTACTGATGGTTTATTTGGTATGCTTGAAGGTATTTTGAGCAAGGCATTTGATATCTCTGCTCTTGAGCAAATTGCAAGAAATCCAAATACTGCTGGAACATCTAGAAAAAATCCAAAGGTTCCAGTTTGTTATGCTGAAGGTGTAGTTGGACAAGCATTAGCAGGAAATGCAAGTTCCATTTTAGATTTCTCTGATGGTCTACTTGACAATGTAAATACTTTCCTTGATGATATTGATAGTATGGTTGCTGGTGTTAGTGGCGGATTGGGAGATATATCAAATTTAATGGGAGGTTTGACTGGTAATATAACATCCGCAATGAATTTCTCTAATATTAAATTAAATGTTTTTGGATGTGAGTTATCTCCAAACATAGCAGTTTCTGATTTCTACACACTTGCAACTGGTGGAGGAGGCACTCCTGAACAGCAACTTCCAAGCGAAAAATCTGTTGCAGATTCTGCTAACACTGCTGCTCCAGCAGATTCGACCACACAAACACCATTTATTCAACCAACAAGTGAAACTCCTGATGTTGACATATCAAAATCTGAAGTTCAAGTAACTACCACTGATCCAGAGACTGGTGTAATAACGATGAGAGATGATTTGACTCCAGCAGAGAAACAAGCAAGGGCAGATCAGTTGGCAGAAGCTGATGGTGCTCTCGATATTTACTAATAAATAACACTATGATAGATTAGAAAATATATAAAATTTAAATGGCAACCAATCCAGATTTACTACAAAATCAAACTAACTTTGATATTTTCTCTGAAACTACAGATGATAATATAAAGCTGGGATATATTTCTCCTGATAGGGGTTATATTGAGGGATTGAGTGTTATTGAAGCAAATAGATATGCACAAGAAAATCCAGGAACTCAGTTCATATTTAGAAATAGAGATAAAATTAGATATCTGAATATAAATGAAGTAAATGCACTAACCATAGATGATTTAACACCAGCTAGATCTGCTTCTGATGGATGCACACCTGTCATTGGATTAAGAGAAAAGGATATTCAAAGCGTTGAACAAGGTGATCCAACTAAAGTATTAGTCAATAGTATAGATGGACCTATCGTTGTAAGTTCTGGTGCTGGTGCAAATTTATCACCAGATGATCTTGCAAAATATGCTGTCAGACTTAATATTGTTGGTGGTGGTGGAGTTGGTGCAAGAGCAAATCCAGTCATAGGAAGAGACGGATCTTTACTGGCTGCTCATCTTGTGTCTGGAGGATTTGGATACCAGTATGCACCACAGGTTCAAATTATTGATGATGAAGAAATTGGGAAAGGAGCAACTGCAAGAGCGATTATTGGATCTGCAGTTCCTTTCGTTGAAAACTTTCAATCCGAAAATGATTTCGAGGAATACAAAACGGATGGATTGGGGTTTGGTGAAGCAGCATCAAATTGGGGAAGAAGATTTGATCCTAATGGATTAGACATTGGTGAATGGAATCCTAATACTTATTTGAGACCAGAAAGAAATCCAATTAAAAAAGAGATTCAGGAGTATCAACGTTTCCTTGCAAATCTCACAAACCCATGGTGGGATACTAGAAAAGAAGCTCCTTTATCTGTAACTGGAAAGGACAAAAAAGATAGAGTTGTTTATGATGTAGTGCATCCTGCTTGGGGAGAACGCAATACAGATAAGAAGATTCCTGATTCTTTCATGAATAAGTATGCAATCTCTCCTGTTCCAATGTCAAATGCAAAAGGATCAGATTTTGCTGGGGTTAATTATACTATGGAGTGGGAAGAAGATTTTCCTTATGATGGACAGTATGTTTTTAGAGGAACCTCTGATAATGAAGGGAAATTGTATCTTGATAATGAGTATGTTATGGACATGGAAGGATTTAGATCTAATCCTAAAAAGTTTCCCAAACAAATAGAATCAGGTGTTCATAGAATCCGACTTGATCTATATAACATCCCCCAGTATGAAAAGAAATCTTTCACTGTTCCAACACAAGATGATGATACTAATCTCATACCTGTAGAGTTTGAAATTTACGGGCAGGGATCAAAGAAAAATATGTCATTGAAATTTGTTTTTACATCGGCAGATGGAAAACATTCATTTACTATTAATAATGTAAGTAGAAGTAAATCTACTAAAAAACAAACAGTAAAATTAAAAGCAAATACTGATTATAGGGTAGTTGCTGTTTCTACTTCTACCGATCCTGGTGAAAAAACATACCCAATAAGAACCGAAGGTGAATCCTCTACGGCAGGTAGAAGAGTTGTTGATGGTGGTAAAGAAGTTCAGTTTGATGATGATGCAACAAATGGATTTGATGAAAATGCTTCCTTGAAGATTCAGTCAACATCTCCTGGTGTTACTGCAAAGTTTAATGGTGATGGAACTGAACTGATCGTTAAAGGAAACGGAGATGTTTCGTTAAGATTTAAATGGAATGATAATCCAAAAACTAGTGGACTATCTGTAGGAACTTTAAAAGTTGGTAGTGGAGAAAAAGTAAGTGCTACATTTAGACAAAGTGGAGAAAAAGGACGTGAAGTTAAAACTATAAAAGTAGGAAGCGGGGAAGGTAGTAAATTAGTTCCAGAGCAGGGCACATCAAGGATTTTTGGTAGAGGTAAAAGAGGAACTGAAAGTAATGCACCAGGTCAAATTATATTTGCTGATGTTATTGGATCACTTAATGATAATGATGATATTCAAGTAAAAGCAACTGAAGGAATATTTACTCCCAGCAATAAAAGAAAACGAAGTGGTACTGGTGGTAAAGGAAGACAGACAAGAAATACTTGGGACTTGACATATAGAGTTGAAAAAAATAATGTAAATAATGATAGACCTAAAGGAACATCAAACGAAACGGATGCAAAGACAAGATTAGTTTTTAATACATTAAACTTTATTAGTAAAGCAGATAGAAAACTTTGGAGAATCAATCCTAAAGCTGGTGCTGGGTCTGATTTTGCAAATAGATTTGGAGTTCTTCCTTTCAACCCTCGCCAAAAAACTAAATCAAAAAAAGTAGTTAAAAGATCTGACCCAAAAGCACGTATTATAACCCGAAATAATAAATTATTTCTAGTAGTTTCTGGAGAGGGAAAAATACGAATTGATTTTAAACTGAATGTCGATGATAGTCTTACAACTTCTGGGTTAGCAGTCAGAGATCTTAAAATTGAAAGTGCTGATGGAAGTATTACTTTAAAGAGAGATATTAAAGATATAAACTTAGGGAGAGGGCAAAATCGTTTAGTTGGAAAAGAAAGGGAAAAAATTAAGGGGTCTGCAATATTTGAAGCAGGAAGAGAGTATCCAATTACTGTTATTGGAGGATCGCAAACTTCTGGATTTAAATCAATTGATAAAACCACAGTAGGATTTGATGATGATATTAGTAATGGATATGATCAAAATGGATTACTTAAAATTGTTAGTATAAAAAATGTCGGCAAAACTGAAACAGTAGTAAAAGGACCAGATCCTAAATCTTCAGATGACTATGATGGTGTTCATCTTATCAGATGGGAAAGTATTAATTTTCCTGTTGATGGAAACTATAATATTGAAATTTTGAGTGATGATGATTGCAAAATTTTCATTGGCAATCGCTCAGGAAATGGTAAAATGGGTATCGGCAATGGATTAAGAAATGTAGAAAGAGGTGGGGATGAAGTTATTATTGAAAAATTAAATAGGACACAAAAAGATCTCAGAACAAAGAAAGTAGAAACAAAATTTTTCAAAAAAGGAACATATAGAATTAGAGTGGAATTGACACAGAGACCTGGAGCTCCACTTAATGCTGGCAATCCCATGTATATTGCCATGAACATTGAAACTGCTACTGTTGAAAGACGTGTTCAATCTGCAAGATCTTGGAATCAAAATCCAATGGGTGTCGCTCTGTCTATTCAGGCACCACTACCACCTATTCCACAAGAACCTCTTCCAGAACAAGAGGGATCTTGTCCAAGAATTCCATTTTGGACAACTAGATTTCCAAATGGAAAAGAAAAGTGGTGGCCAGTAACATTCAATACCAAAGCATGGTCTAAATTTACAAATAGATATGCCATATCCCCAATTCCACCTTTAGGACTTAATGGAACTGATGGTGCTGGAATTGCGTATGTAAACGAGTGGGATATTCAGGTTGATCAACCAGGTTATTATGGTCTTAAAGGAACAGTTGATAATGGTGGTGCAATATACGTTGATAACCAAGTAGTTTTATCGGGTGGGGTAGGTTATGATGTGAGTAAACCTGTTCCTCTTCATGGATTTAGAGAAAATAAACCAAATACCAAAAAGATTTTTCTAAGTAGTGGTCTTCATAAAATTAAAGTAGAAGTAAAAAATGCTCCTCAATTTGATAGACAGGCAATTCGTAAAAAGATTTTTAGTACCACAGATTGGTCTAAACCAATCACAAAAGGTCCTGGAACTCCAGCAGAAATCTCAGTTGAATATAGGGGATTGAATCAAGGTTCCACTAGAACTGTTAGTGGTGAAAAATCTTATGCCATTAGAACTGAAGGTGAAAGTAGAACTGCAGGTAGGAGAGTAAGAAATAATGGTAAAGAGATTCAATTTGATGATGATGCCACTAATGGATTTGATGAGAATGCTTCATTAAAGATTGAATCAACATCTCCTGGAGTATCTGCTAAGTTTAATGGTGACGGAACTCAGTTAATCGTCAAAGGAAGAGGAAATGTTTCTTTGAAATTTGAGTGGGATGATAATCCCAGAACTAGTGGACTCGCTGTAGGAACTTTGAAAGTTGGTAATGGTGAACAGGTTAGTTGGACAAGTAGACAGAAAGGTGAAAAAGGAAGTGACAGTAAAACAATTAATGTTGGTTCTAAAAATACTCAAGAAGTAATTGGAAAAGGCGGATACAAAGTTGAAGGTAATAATGTTAGGATGAAAGATGGTCATGGTGATGACATAAACTCAACATTTTCAATCGTAAACTCTACAAATAAGGCAAGATTCTCTTCAGATGGTACGAAAATTAATTACGAGGGGTCTGGTGAGATTACTTTAAGATTAAAATGGGATGATGATCCTAAAACTGCAGGAAAAGCAGTTGACAGTATTACTGTTGGAGGTAAAGTTTGGAACCAGAGAGGAGAAAAGAATTCAATAACTCAAACCATTAAAGTCACTGCTGAATCTAATCTAAAAGGTGGAGTTGAGAGTGGAAAAATCATAGATGGGGTAACATATACTGGACCAAAACTCGCAACATATGTAAAGGATGAAAAAGGAAACCCAGCACTATCACCATTCTTTGATGAGGGAATTGATGAACGAGTAGAAATACAGGGAACTACATGGAAAATGACATGGAAAAATGTTGATTTTCCATTCAATGGAAGATATGTCATTCGTGCTCTTGCTGATGATAGAGTAGTAGTTAAAATCAATGGTCTTCAGGTTGCAGAATCTAATGTTAGACAAGGGTTCAGAGAGTTTGGATACACAGGAACTCCTGGTAAAAAAACAGTAGAGATAGAATTAACTAACGTCCGAATTGTTCGTCCAAATGGAACGCTATCATCTTTTAGAACAAATCCAACATATGCTACTGTTAACATATTATATAATGATACTATATCAGTTCAAGGTGATAGACCATGGACAGGGAATCCAATAGGAATCTCTGCTATATTATCCCCACCTCCATGTAGAAAAATTATAGAGGGTGATGGTGTGGTTGTTGATATAATCCCATCAAATCCTGGAAATGGTTATAAAATTCCAGAAACTCCTACTGGGTCAACTGGAACATATCCAGTGACTACAATCCTCACTAGTATTATTATTGAGGATGGTGGAATAAATCATAATTGTGGAGTTGATGTTATAGAAGTTGTTCCTTCCAATGGAATCTCTTTAAATTATGAGTGTGATTCTTTTGGAAAAATTAAAAAAGTGAACATCGTTCAACCACCTATTCCACCAGTGTTTGTTACAACTCCAGAGATTAAGATAACGACCAGTACTGGTATTAACTTTAAAGCAATACCAGGACTGACTCCTATTCCGGTTCCCGAAGATGTTCTTGATGATGATCAAATTATTCAGGTCACAGACTTGGTTGGTCTGAAACAAACTGGTTATGTCAACGGGAAACCATATTATGGATCTGTATTCTATAAAGATGGCATTAGTTATTCTGGTATCTACGAAACTCTTGGTACTCTTGTCCAAGTTTATGCCACTCTCCAAGAAAGTATCGACAGTCAGGTTACTACCAGACCTTCTGCTATTCTTAGACAGGGTACAGATATTTCTAGTAATGATCCTAGACTCAATATCCCTGGAACCCCAGAGAATCTAAGTTAAATAGTATCATACCCAAAGTATTCTAATGGCAATATCAAAAAATAGTGTAAATGATAGATTACCGGGTGGTGGCACGTCTGCTAATCCTACAGATACTGCAGCACAAAATTATGATGCAATTAAATATGGAAATAGGCATGGTCATATTGCCTTCGGTCAGATTCATAAAGCTGGTGATGTAACGTCTGCTATTATGCTCCAAACCAGTGACGCGGAGCATTCTTTCTTCATGGATGAAGATGGACAAAGAAAAGGATGGACATCATCAACATCTCCTGCAAATTTTCAGTTAACCTGTGGTGAACATCCAACAATTGAGGATGCAAAAGAAAAAGCAGCAATGGATAGCTTGCTTTTACATGCTGCAAATGGTAATATTATAATACTTGCCAGTAATGGTAAAATTAGAATGGAGGCTGACGATATTGAACTCGTCGCTAGAGGTTCTGGAAGTAGTTCTGGAAACGTAAAGATAAATGCCTCTGAAAATGTTTATGTAGATGCCAACAAAATTTTGATGTCGTCTACAAATCATACAAAAATATGTTCTACTGGAAAAGTAGATATTATTGCTAATAGTTGTCTAAAACTGTATGGTGCGT